AAAAGGGGCCATTGCTGACCCCCTAAGATCGTTACTCTGCGACTGCGAGAACGAAACCAGCTTCAGGACGATATACTTCAACACCGTACAGGCAGTCAGCCGTGTAGAGAGTTGAGAGGTATTCCTGCTTGTACTGGGTCTGTGAACGTACAGCCTGCTGCTCTGCCATGACAATAGCGTCACGGTGGAACAAGAGGGCAGCACGAGTATCAACAGAAGATGCAGTGTTGTCTGCTGCGGCTTCGATAGTTGCACAGTTGTTTGAGACATAAATGTCTACGCCGTACAGGTTACCGATAAGACCAGAGCTTACTGCTTGACCAGTTACAAAGTCAGAAGACACGTATCGGTCGATGCCCATGATGGTGTTACGAACCGAAGGTGGGATAACAAGTACACGGCTTTCCATAGGTACATTGTTGTCATCAAGCTTCTGAATCATGTCACGGAAGAAAGCATCAGTAAACACGTCAGCAGCAACAACAGTGTCGTCGGTGTACTGAGTAGTAGTACCGCCGTCGTTGAAGAAACAACCGCTGTGCTGGTAGTCAGTAGGAGCTACTGAACCAGAGAACACAACTGAACCACCGTCACCAAAACCAGTACCGCAAGAGTGCAGGTCAGTGTCGATTTTAGTAGCAAGAGCATAACCAGCGTCTTCAGTGTAGAACTGACGGAGGCTAGAAAGCGCCTGTACTTCTACGATGTCTTCAATCAAACGTGAGTATTCGAAGTGACGGTCGATGTCAACAGTCAGTTCGCTCTCAGTGTTTGCAATGATAGTAACTGCAGTGTCAGCAGCCTTAGCATTTGCATCGCCACGAGTTGGCTTTGGAATGTGAAGCTTGTCACCCTTTTTGCCATTCATAGCAATACGCTTGACAAGTGGAGCCATCTTCAGGTTCTTTTGATAAGCAGCAATAATTTCGTCACTCCAGATTTCTGGAATAAACGTTGCCGCTTCCGTCTTCGCAGTATTACCCGCTGCGCCGGGATAAGTTGCAGTAGCCATGTCAATCTCCTAGATTATTTGACTCGACCCTCCGCATAAGCTGCCATAATTTCGTCTGACAAAGCTTGATAACGGTCAGGGTCATTCTTCATTAGTTTAATAATGTCGGCCCTGCGATATACCTTTTTACGACTACCTTCAGCACTACCTCGTGCATTGCCTGTATTAGCTGCTTTAAGTGACTGCTTACGTGCCTGTTTTTCAACATCAGCTGTCTGCTGTGCAACTGTTTTACGGTCTTTCCAGAGAGTAAACAGTTCGTCAGCAGCGTCCGCATCATACTGTTGGTCAGCTTGTACAAACAACTGAGTCCTAATCTTAGACGCCTTAATCCACTCAGCAAAACTATTATCACTCAAGATATTTTGCATGTCTGGGTGTTTAGACTGAAGCGTTGCTAGTGACGACTGTTTTTTGTACTCAGCTGTGTACTGCTCTGCTTCTCTAATCTTAGGATGATTCTCAATAGCACGATTAACGGCTGCTTGAGGATCTGTAAAATAGTCTATATCGTCTTCAGGCTCAACGTATTGTTGAGGTGCTGTTGTCGTTATACTTTGACTAATATAGTCATCAACGACTTTACGAAGCTCGCCTACTTCAGAAGACTGACGACCCAAAAGCTTTTCAGCTTCTTGGTGCATTTGTACTACGTCTTCTAAAGATTTACCTTGGTACTTCTCTGGTAGGCTTTGTTCTTCTTGAGGTTGCTCAACTTCTGTTTCTTGTTGAATCTCATCAACTTCGTTTTCAATGGTGTCCACGTTTTCCTCTTCAGGTTGTGGATCAAGCATCATAGCTCGTGACATAATTAAACTCCGTGATTATAATCATTGTGGAGACTTCTTTTTACCTGCTTGTTCGTGTTCTCGTACCCATTTCATGTGGCGTCCGGGGAAGTCCCCAGAGTGGCCTTCAAGGTGAAAAGACGGGGCAGATACCAATTTAGTAGCGTTAGCGCCACAACCGCACCTACTGGTTGTAACGCCGGACTCTACCATTTCTTCAAAGACATGTCCGTTTGTACAACGGAAGTCATAAATTTTAAACATCTACAGGACCTTCTTCTTCTACTTCGGCTTGCTCTCTGGCAGCTTCAATAGTGGCCTGTAGATTAATTACTGTTGCAAAAGCAGCTACCTGACCTTTACGAAAGAATAAATCCTCTACGTCTTTTACAGTCTGTATGTCTGCTAATTGGGTTGCGTTTGTGGAAAGCTCTTGCAAGAGTTGTTTGAAACCTTCAGAATTGAAGAGTTCGAAGTAGTTGTCGAAGTAGGTTTCAAGCTCAGTGTTCATAGTTTCCTCTAATGTTGTTAACTATAGTTTTATTATAGCATACTTTTATGCAGTTGTCAAGCTTTTCTTGTGGACTTCCTACGTCTACCTGAAGCTGTGACTGCATGTTTGATTGCCTTAGGGCCAGTCTTACGGCGAGCAGAAGAAGCTTTTTCACCTTTGGTCATTTTAGCTGCAACAGCCTTAGGACGACAAGAGGGGTACGGACGCTTGGACTCACCCTTTTTTGCAGACTTACGTCCACAAGGCTTGCCTGTTTTTACGTCTACCCACTCTTCC